CTTTTCACTCGGTGGAAAGAAAAGTAACCAGACCCACGGTAGAGAATTTCGTAGGGGCGGCAGGTTCGCATGGAAAGTAAATGCTTGTCGCATCCGAGGGGGGTGAAACTCCCTCGCAGTGGACCCTTTACATGAAGTGCGTGCCTGATTTAAACAGGGCTGTTAGTGGGGAAGGTGGTGCGGTGACTGGGCTAGAGTGTATGTTATGTGAGTCCAACAACACACATGTTCTTCTTGTTGAATGTCGCAGTTTCCTAGCCGTCACCAATCCATCGCCACTCGAGCAGCACTCGCCTATCGCCCCGACAAACGACCGTCACGGACGTAAATATGACTTTCTTTATGTCCCATTCACCTACACAAGTTCTTGGCGTGGTTGTCGCTATATCTGGATCGGGTAAGACAACCTTTCTTGGTAAGGCCCACTTGAAGCACCATGTTGATGTGGATACGTTCCCGGAAGTGCGTGAGCTTTACCATCTGTGGTCGAAGGGTGAATTGAAAGAGCCTGAAAAGGAATTTGTGAAGCTTATAAGAGCGTTGCCAGTGAAGAAATTTGTGTGGATGCACGCAAACGACAATCTGGCGAGCCTGTTGGCGGCGGAGGTGCCTGTGGTCTATTGGCGAGTACCAGAGCCAGTTATGCGTATGCATTGGGCCAGCAGGAGATTAGTGTTGGATGGGGCCGATGGCAAGAATAATGAATGGTGGAAAAAATGGACTTCCGAGCGCATTGATGAGATGGCCGCTTTTGATTTGATTATTGAAAGTAGGAAAGCCCGCTTTGCTGTCGTCTCCACACCTGAAATGGCTGTGCGAGCCATTGAAAAAGCTGCTGACAATGTTTGTTCCATAGGCCTATCAGGAAAGAATAGGCCCCAACCTTTGCCAGCAGTGGTCCCACCTCCCCCCATCGAACCACCCAAGCCACCTCCTGCCTATTGTGTTTCTGGTGAGCCATGGGATGGTTTGAAATTGTGTGAAAAATCGAGCAAAATGGCTGAGCGTGAATTGGCCATTGTAAGAAGACGTGGCTTGCAGCTGGAGGCTAAACAGCCCCCAGCACGAGTAGCGGCAGTGGCGCCGCCACAACCAGTGGCTGTAGTGCAACAGCAACAGCCATTGGTTCCTGGTGAGCCTAACTTCTTGGTTCGGTTTTTCCAAGATCCAGTCCCAGCACCTCCTCCACCTCCCATGCCTATTCCTCGGTGCCCTGAACTTCCGGGGCCCTTGTTCGATAAGCATGATATGCAAGTGGCATCAGTTTGCGGGAGAGCACAGGAGTCTGTTTGGGATACGTGGGATATTGTCTCTGATTTTCGATACAATAGAGGCGCTGTACACCAAATAGCTGATTCTATCTGTACCGCAGTCATAGACAATTCTTTTGGAAAGATGTCTGATGTACTACTGAGACAGCATATTGCCTCTGTGGTGCATAGGGTCTTTAACAACGCTGAGAGGCGTGAGAAAAAGGTGTTCCTAGGCAGTAGTGAAGCTGCAGCTGCAGCTTATGGTGCCCGTGCACTCAATTACTGCTATGGGAACATGGAGCTTTTGCGCAATATGGTGGTACCAGGTGGTGCCATGGCTGCGTTGCACACTGTCCAAGATCATTGGGGCAGTGATGCAATTGATGACACCAAGAAGCGCCGTTGGCTTAGAGACAATTGTACTGTGTCCAAGCCCTTTTGGCAGCGAATGGGTGTCCACTTGCGCAATTTTGGCCGTCGACTTATGCATCCTATAGTCTGCCAAGATTATCAGCTCTTTCTCTTCAACCCACCCAATATGTTGGAGAGCACGCGAAGAATGCGAAATGTTATTGACCCCGCTGAGGCTGAGCGCTCAGGATTGCTGGGCATGGATGAAAAGACCCAACAGACTGCAAGAGCTTATCTATTTTCCACCAGACATGAGCCGCAGTTAGGGTTTGATCGCTTGAGAACTGCTGTACTAATGCACACCATGTTCTCTCCTCATCCGTCGGGTTTTCGCCGTGCCCCTCTGAATTCTACGTACCTGCCGTCGAATACACCGGGGCTAGCCAACCTGTGCAACCAGACCAATTCATTGATATAACTCCATGTTATAAGGCAGGTAGTGGTCTGGGAGCTTATGTTGTTGGTCCAGTGTTTCCAGTCATGATACATGTTTCTAAGTCAAATGCACATAATGAAGAAGCTGCTATTCGCAATAGAGTATTGGGAGATAGACAAAAACCTAAAGAGGGAGCTTGGGCTTTCGCGGAGCAGTGTATGTGTCAACGTCTTAGAAGTTTGAAATTGCATGTGAAGCCGTGGCGAATGAAGCGCTGGTTTGCGAGATATTCTGGGGCTCAATTAATTGAGCTACAACAATCCTGGGATAAATGGAAAAGTGGGCTTTGGAGCGAAAAAGAGTTGCGGCAGAACTCATGTTTTGTCAAAAGAGAGGCTGCACTGTGGCTACCATATGACGAGAAAGAGCCAATACCTCGGTGTATTATTTCTTGCCCGCCAATAGTTAAACCTATTTTGGGGCCATGGTGTGTGCCAGCAGTCCAATTGCTGGCTGAAGCCTTCAACTACCAAAACCCACTTTTTTATGAAATTGGTGCAACTGCTGAGCAAGTGGGCGTGTGGTTCACCCACTACTTGAGTAAATTTGGGTCAAAATGGCTGGGCAAAGCCGACTACTCAAAATTTGATAAAAATCAGAGTAGAGACTCAATCACCGCTGAGATAAATTGCTATAAGGCTATGGGCCTGTCTGGCACCCGGTTAAGGGTTATGCAAATACAGGCTGAAAAAACAAGTGGCGTTAGTCATCATGGCATTTATTTCAAACGTGAAGCATTCAAGCGCTCAGGTGTTCCCAACACAACTTTGGGTAACACTCTTGTCAACATGATGGCGTATGTTTCCTATTTCGATAAGATACATGCTATACCGGGTAGGGACTACGCTGTCATGGTGCATGGAGATGATAGTATCATGTTTTGCTCTCCTGAAGTTGTTCCCGGTTTGAAACAACACATTGCTGACCTGGGTTTGAAGATCAAGTTGGAGCATGGGCTGTCTCCTTATGAGATACGTTACTGCTCCAATATCATGTACCCAGTATCAGGTGCTTTGCCAACTATTAGTGGAGATCAAGCAACCGAAACTAAAGTTGGTGATCAATCCGAGAGCGGCGAGGAGCATTTCGACTATCTTCCAGGTCCCACAATGAAAGCGCTTTTGAAAATGAATTTTACCGTGTCACGTATGCGGGATTCTGATAATGCCCGGAAGCAACACGTGCGCGGTGTTGCTCTTGGCTTGAAGCGCATGGTTAGTTTTATACCATTATTGCGGGATATGGTTGCACAAATGTTGATATACACGCAGGGCGCCCATGGAAAAATACTCGAAAAAGCAAAAGCTGAAATCGAATACAAGTACCATCGGGTTGAAGCAGACTACAGTTCCAGCATTGTAGATGATAGCTACCTAGCAGACATCTACCATACAACACCCCACATCATTCACGGCGTTCGCAACGTCATTGGTGTGATGGGTGAGCGGGGCATGTACGAACACCCAGCAATTGAGGAGTTTGTGCGATGCGTCGCTTATGTTGAGCTAACAGATGGGGTCCTGCCATAACGACCCCTAGCTCGTCCCACCTAGCCGTAAAAACGGGGGAGTAAAACTAGGTACGGATTTACAAAGTGACGAGGTG